TGTAAGTATCTTGTTAATACCTTTTTCTAAATGTTCTTCATCTTCCCATATCTCCATAGGTGTCTTCATCTTACCACATTTAATTGACCATGCGTGGTGCATATACGACCATGCAAGTGTTAACCCATGTGTAGATTGACCTATGATTTTATTCTTTGTATCTAATAAAGTATCTCTATTAAATGACGTAAGTTTTTTAAACTCATCATCACGCCATTTTCTATCTTCGGGATAGTATGGGAATCCTTTATTCTGTTTCCAGTCCTGTATTACTTCTTTTGCGTTTGACATATACGTTACCTGGTAAGGTGCCTTTTGCCCAGCTTGTCTTACCGATTAAATTCATATTCATTTTAACATAAAATTTGTTTGCTGTCAAGTTGTCAGCTCTTACTGATAAAAACACGTCACTTGGGCAGAAATCAAAGAAATCTCTTAATACAGCCTGAGCAGTACCAGAGCCTGGCGAATCACTTGCAATCTGGTGTAATACAGTATCACCTTTTTGTAGTTGTACATCGCCTATCTTTTGTCTTCGTTTTGCGTGATGAAAGGTTATTAATATACCATCTTCTAATATCATCTGTTTTTTTGCAATCATACGCTTCATGTAGTCTGTACGTACATGTGGAAACCATTTCTTATGGCTGTAGAATATAGATTTTACTTTTTTAAAATCCGATTGGACTGCTAATATCATCAAACTCCTCTGCTTGTTTTAATAAGTTTTCTAATCTAGGATTGTTATAACAATCAATAACTAAATGTAATCTATCAAAATCTGCTTTATTATGTACTGCGTGAGCAGCCGTAACATCTACAAAGTAATATTTACCCACATCTAAATGAAAAACATGCTCTTGTTTTTTTTCCCATAGATAGAAATATACATTTTTACTTGTTCTTAATGGCACATGTAATCTTACAATCTTGCCTTGTTTTATTTCTTTATCTACTTTGTCTGTATGTTTCTTTATAGTTGTACCTGCTTTTAATCGCATAACTCTTACACGTTCAAACTCTGCTGGTATATGAGATAGTATTTCTTTTAAAGGTAATAGATCAGGTTCTTCGTATAGTTTAGTCCATCTTAATTCTGCTGGTTCTACATCTGACTTTAGTACACCAGGTTTTAAAATGTTACCTATGTCGTCACTATATCCTTTAATAGATACAGCATCCCAATCACCTTTTGCATTGTATTTTGTTTTTACTGCTGAATACGATAAGTTATCTAAAAATTTTATAGCCGTATCTAGTGGTTGTATATATTCAGGTAAATCTAGTTCTTTTAAGACTTTTGTTTCCATAATTTTGTAACCCTTTTTATTTCCTTATCTCTCTTTTTTAGAGCCATATTTAATTTTAATTTACTGACTAATTCTGTAAATACTGTTCCTTGCATATGGTCTAATTCATGTTGATAACATCTACTTACAATGCCATCAAATTCTTCTTCTACAGTTTCTAGTTGTTCGTTTAAATATTTGACTTTTATTTTTTGTGGTCTTTCTATATCTAAAAATAAGAAAGGAAAAGTTAGACAACCTTCTTTGTATCTAATTGTTTCTTTACTGATATTTGTAATTTCAGGATTGATACATACCCATTTCTGACCTTTGTTTATATTTACATTGTCACCCATTACAAACAAACGATATGGTTTGCCTACTTGATTTGCTGATAGACCTATGCCACCATAGTTCTTCATTGTTTCAAACATGTTGTTACAAAATTCTGTAACACTTATCTTTTCTTGTTTTTTAAATGTGTCTATATCAAAAGGTGCTATTGATGATAGTACCTCTGGTGCTGTTGGTGGTAATAATGTGTATATCATCCTGCTAACCTCGTAAAGTTTTTGTACTTTTCAAATTTGATTATACTTGTAAACTTATCAAATAGTATATCACCTTTGTGAGATATAATAAAAGTATTTTCATTTGTTAATGTTTTAAGTATTTTAAAGAAGTCTTCGGTACCTTGACCATCTAAACTAGAATCAAATATTTCATCTAGTATTAGTAAGTTTGTATTTGTACTGTTTTTCATTTTTGCAATAGTACGCCATGTAAATAATAATGCAAGGTCTATTCTTAATTTCTCACCTTCACTAAAACTATTGTAATTAAACGTATCTCTAAATCTACTTTTTATTGTTTCGTTAAACTCCTCATCTAATTGAAAGTTAACAAAGAAGTCCATAGATTGTAAATACTTATTAATCAAATTATTCATTATTGGCAGATACTTTTTAATGATGTTTGCTTTAACACCTGTGTCGTTAAGTATCTCTCTAGCAATGTCAATATATTTCTTTTCTTCTACAGCCTTATTCTTTTCTACATTTACTAGTTTTAAATCTTCTTTTATTTGTTCTAATTCTTTTTGTATAACGTTTGTATTAGTATCGTCATTTTCTAATTTAGCAATTTCAGTATCTAATCTATTTGAGTGTCTATTGATTTCTGAAATAGATGTATTAACTTTTGCAACAGAAATATTTAAATCATTTAATCTTTGATTGATTGCGTCCATCTCTTTGATTTTGCCTTTTGTTTTTTCTATTTCTGTAAACAACTTTTGCAAGCCTTCTTCTAATTCATTAATCTTTTTCTTACCTTCATATATTTTTGTCTGTTTAAATCTTTCATCAATAGGTTGTGTACACGTAGGACAGTTATCATTTGTTTCAAAAAAACTAACATCTTTTTTGTGTGTTTCTAAATTGTGTTCTATCTTTGTTTCTAGTTTTGTTAATTCAGTTTCTTTTCTACCATGTTTTTCACCACCCCACATCTCTGCTTTTGTAGATATAATTTTTTCATTAAGCAATTGTAGTTTTGACATATACTCATAGTTACTTTGATCGTTTTCTTTTCTTTGTTGTTTTCTATCTTCTATGTCTGTATTATCTCTATTTTGTATTTGTTCAAAATGAGCTCTTTGTAATTCGTATTTTTCTGTCATCAAATCATATCTATGTTTTACATCAATAACAGCCTTGTTTAGTTCACCTTGTTTTTGTCTTAACAATAAATCCATATGACTAAAAACTCTTATGTCTAAAATTTCTTCTACAACTTCCCGTCTGTATCTTGCTCGTAGGTGCATAAATGGTTCGTATGATGTTGATCCAAGAATAACAACCTGACAAAAAGCACGATAGTTACATTTTAAAATATTTTGTTCTAACGCATTTTGATAATCTATATTAGAAGCGTCTTGGTTTAATAACACGTCATTACAATAAACTTCAAATTTATTAGGTTTAATACCTCTTATTATTTTGTATTGTTTACTACTTGTTTCAAATTCTACTTCTATCTCACATTCATTTTGATTGATAGTGTTTACAATTTGTTCTTTTTTTATATCTCTAAAGGCACGATTGAATAAAGCAAAACATAAAGCGTCTAACATGGTAGATTTACCAGCACCATTCATGCCAATGATAAGTGTTGATGGTGCCTTTCTTAAATCTACTTCTATAAACTGATTACCAGTAGATAAGAAATTACGCCATCTTAATTTTTTAAAATATATCATACGTTGTTGTCGTTAGCTTCTATGTAAATTGACTTTAAATATTCCTTTAACTTTGTTTTGTTTACATCTGTTTCTAATTGATCTACATAATTATTTAGGAATGTAACTGTATCTTCGCCCATTTCTAATATGTCTTCTCTTACACTAGCTTTAATATCAGAATAATCCTCTACAATATTTAAATCATGTACACTTATCTCATTATACAATCTTTCCACAAATTTGTCAAACACCTCGTTATTAGTCTTGTTTAATACTATTAATTTTATAAAGTGTTCGTGGTATGGTTGTATATCAAAGTTTGTATAGTCATGTTTTTTATCATCATAGATTATCTTTTTGTGTATGGTAAGTGGATTAGATACTCTTGTCATCTCTCTAGTTTCTGTATCAAAAACATGAAACGCTTTTGGGTCTTTATAGTCTGACCATGTCATCTCATATTGAGCACCACAATAGAATATCTGACCATCATCTGTATGTTTATGAAAGTGACCTGAAACTACTTTTTCAAATCTATTGAAATCTGATTTTGCTAAACCGTGTTCATTGATTACGCCATTTTGCATTTCAATACCTTTGATCTCTAAATGACCAAAACATAAATCTGCTTTAGCTGTTCTTAACATTTCCATAGAGTGTTCATAGTTGTCATCACAAATCCAAGGTGTAAATAAAATAGGTGTACCATCAAAATCTACAACAGTTGATTTAGTATAGATAAATGGTTCATTTACTTTATCAAATGATGAGTATAAATTTTCTATAGCATTTACATTATTAGTATTCTTAAAATAGGTATCGTGGTTACCTATAATAATGTGTGTATCAATTTTATCTTCATACAATCTATCCCAAAATTGTTTTCTAAAAATAGAAGCAGTTTGAAAGTTAATAAACTTTCTTCTATCAACAACATCACCTAAATGTACTAACGTTTTAATGTTATGTTCTTTTAGGTATGGGAAAAAGATTTCATTATAAAATTTAAGCTGATATTTTCTAAACGCTTCGCTGTCATTACGAACACCGAAGTGTGTATCATTCAATAGTGCGATCTTCATTATACGTCTAAAACACTTGTGTAGGTTCTTCTTTTTCTTTTCTTTACTTTGATTTCGTTCTTTTTAGGTTCTTCAGTTGATGGTTTATTCTTTCTTAAAAATTCTAAAAACTGGTTTTTGTAATCGTTGTTTGTATCACCAGGCAGTACAGAAAATTCATCTATACCTCCTTGTTCTATCATTTTATATTTTATATTAGTTTGTTTTTTCTCTTTCTGTATTCTTCTAATAAAAGCATAATATATTATTTGCGTAAAGTAAGCAAAAGGATTATTAGACTTGTCAGGATTAAAGTTTTTAAGATATTGTAAACAATTTTCTATACCATCAGAAATCATATCATCTCTAAATGTATAGTTAATAAAATTAGGTCTGTAAGATAAGTGATTCGCAATCTTTAAAAAACATTCACCTATGTAATTAGTAACAGGTGGTGGTTTTCTCTTACGTTTTTCTGCCTTAGCACACTTATCTTTAAACTCTATCATCGCTTGTAGAAACAATTTGTTATCTACATAATGTTCAGGTTTTTTCTTTATTCTTTTCATTATTATATAATACTACAGGTTGTCAAATTTGTCAAGCTTTACACGTTTGAAACTACCCTTTCCTTTCTTTGATTTTACTATTCTGGATTTGTATTTAGGAGTACGCACCTCTTTAGCGATAGGATTTGTTTTAAAAATCCTGTCAAAATTCTGTCTATATTTGTCTGTGGAAATTCTACTCTTTCCGTCCCATTTGCCTGGCATAATTTAATCTCATAGGTGCTTGACTTAATTCAATTCCCGTTATATAATACCCATGTGGGTTGTTACCGAGGAGAATAGCTACCTCTAGTGTAACTTCTTTGAGGGCATTTTAAGTAAGTCAGCGATCTCTTTTATATCATCCTTATTAACATCATTCTCATAATTGGAAGCGGCGTTATCTAACTCCTCTTCCGACATTTCTCTTTCAATAAATCCTGGTAAGGCCTGTTTTGCGTGTTTTAGTGAGTGTGAAAGATCACTATATCTTTTAGTAAATGCTTGTGTGGCATTGCATATTGTAATAATTTTATCAACAGGAATAGTTACTATTTTCTCATCTGTAAAACCAACCCATTTTACTAGTGCAATATAATCAGATATACCTTGCTCAGTAATACGAGGTACGTATTTGATTAGCATAGGTTCTTGTAACCTTAATAGTTTAGAGTTTTCAGGTAGTTGGTTTTTATGTAAAGGGAATTTACAACAGATTTCTTCTCCCGAAACCAGTCTGATTATCTTAACCTGTTTATCTTCAGCACGATTAATCATATAACTATTTATCTTTCTTAAGCGTTAATATGGCACAATGAGAGCCACCTAATTCCTCTTGCATTGCGTAGTCTAATAAAGCTGTTTCTTTAAATACTTTCATATTGTAATAACCTTTACCTTTTCCAGGGTCTTGTTCACCTGGTATATAGTCATGGAATATTATTTTAAAAGAGTCCTTTGTTCTTTTTAATATTTGTTCACAATCTAATTTTGTTATAGAACCATCTATGAAAACAAAGTCAAAGTCATAATGTAAATATTCTTCCCAATAAACTTTACTTTCAGTAATAAATCTATAACAATCTATATTATACTCAAATATATCGTTTCTGTCAATGGTGTACACCTCAGCGTTGAGTCGTAAAGCAGCTGTACTTTTACCCGTACCTGTACCTATCTCTAATATCTTTTTAGAGCCTTGACTTTTATCTAATAAAAATTTAAAGTCTTCGTCTGAAATCATTTTAAATCCACGCTGTGTATCTCATAGTCAAAGCCTTCTCTATTATAGATGTTAACTCTTTCCTGAAAGTGTGTTAATGTGAAGTTCTTTTTATCTTTGTATGTAAGGTCGTCTGAAATATCATAGACTGTAGCAGACTGTTTCTTATCGCCGACACGAAGCCCACGTCCTATAGATTGTAATATTCTTATAGGGCTCTTACTAGGGCTACTAAAAACAATATTGTGTAAATTACGAATATTGATACCAGTGCTAAAGGTGCCGAAAGAAGCGATAATAATTGCGTTGTCCGACTTTTCTGTGATTGCTCTGATTTGTTCTCTATCATTTGTTTCAGTTCCCCCATAAACGAAAAACACTTTTCGCTTTGGGTCTACTTTTTCTTTAATTAGTTTATATAAAATCTCTCCATGTTTTTCAACAAGTTGAAATAGACACAATGTATTACCATTAAGTGCTAAGGTTAGATTTCGTATGTATTTATTACGAGCATTATTTTGAGTTAAGTATTCTAGTTCTTCAAAGTACTTTACACCATATACTTTTTTAGCTTCTGTTTCAGGATACTTCAAGTTCAGACATTTAATTTTTAAATTTGCAAGTTGTTTTCTCTCAATCAACTCAGCCGTTGATACTACTTTATTGACCATACCAAATAGACCTGTCAATACTAACTTGTGTGTTTTACTATCATCTAACGTACCTGTAAGACCTATTCTATATTTACAATCTGTTAGTTTTGTCATTATCTTTGTTAATGATACAGCCTTAAACAAGTGTGCCTCGTCACCTATAACTGCACCATAGTCTTCAAAAAATTGTTTAGGCATTTTGTATAGTGATTGCCATGTTGATACTACTATACGTTTATCTTCATCTATATCATAACCATGATATTTTCTACTGACATTTGTTTCTACATCAAAACCATAGTCTTTAAAATCTTTGTATAATTGTTCTACTAGTGATGTTGTTGGTACAATGACAAGAATATTGTTGTTTATCATGTTCATATAGTGCCTGACAAGCATGTATATAATAAGTGATTTACCAGAGGCAGTAGGAGATAAAACTAGTCCTCTTTCATATTCTAGTGCAAATTTAAAAGCATTGATTTGATAGTCCCTCGGAGTGATAGACAGATCGTAAGACTTGATTAAGCCGTCTATATCGGCGGCTGTGACGTTGCTATGTGCAAGGATTTCACTAGATTCGACTATATGTACATCTTTCTTCTTACACCAGTCTTTTAAGTAAGGATACAATCCAACATATAATTGACCTGTAGCATACGAGTATAACCGTATTTTACCATCCCAAACTCTATTACGAAATTGAGGTGTAAACTTGTAACCAGGTACTTCAAATGAGAAATAATCTGATAACTCTCTACGGATACTTGCGTCTGCGTCAATGCGTAGGTACACGTCATTGACCTTGTCAACTATGATGTTTTGCATTTTAGATTACACCAGATGTAAACTTACGCCAATCTATAGCATTCTTAATTTGAAAGCCACGATTAGAAATAATCTTAACTGTTCTATCTAGGTAGTCAACAACACTTTGTACATAAGTTACCTTTTGGTCTAACTTAATAAGTTCATCATCTGATTTAAGATATTTGTCAACATCTTGTTTTAGTATTTTTAGATTGAAAGGTTTTACCTGATACACACTAGGGTCTGCCTTGCCTGTATAGTATTCCCATTTTTCTCTTGTTAATCTTGCCAAGTCTTGTTCAGATTTTTTTAATAGATTAGTATATTGATTATGAAATTTCATATACTTGTTATGTAGTTGTGGTGTCTTCAATGATTCTAAATCAAGTTCAGTATCATTTATTTTTAGGTCTTTATCGGCGAGTGCCTGTAGTTCATCAAATGTCATAATATATCCTCATTGTTTTTTATATTTAGTGTTAAATTAGTATTGTGGTTATACATTGGGTCATAGTATTCTTCTAGTTCAGGAAACACCTCAAACAAATGTGATTCCCATTTTGTTCCTTTATAGAATTTATCTTGTTTCAAAAGGTACTGAAACGTGTCTTGTATATTAACATCTTCGTCAGCAGGTTTTCTTAATGCAGCTTGTATGTCAGGCCACTTCTCATATTTAGAAATTAAATTTTGTTTAATCTTTTCTGGTAAATTGTTTACTCTTAAATGTTTTGGGTTTTCTACCATTGCCCAATTGATCTGATCTATTAGTTTAGGTCTATCTAAACAATAATCTATAACTTCATAAAATCTCATAACACTTAAAAATGAAACTAGACCATTAAAATCAACAACAACATTATCATACTTTCTACAGATTTCAGCATTTTGTATAACTTTATTCCAATCTGTTCTTCTTCTCATATATTCTATAACAGGCCCTATGCCATCTACAGACGCAACCATAGATACAAGTTTAAAATGTGGTATGTAATTAAAGATATTATGTTTGCCTGCTTTTGTTTCTGTAAAGTTTGTTTGATACTTTATCATAATATTTTTTGCTTCATCTATGTCTATTAATCTTTGTAATAGTTCATAGTGTTTTTTCATAATCAATGGTTCGCCACCTATAATTTTAATACTACGTATAAAAGGTGCCATCTCTACAGTTTGTTGTATCATATCTTCAACATTTTTGCCACTAAATGTTTTGTGTTCACCTTTAGCGTAATTTGTATTACCAAATATTTCTTCACTCCACACACCTTTTTTTGCAACTTGTTGACGTGTTGTTGAATTTTGATGTACACACATATGACAATCTAAATTACACTCATCACCATACACTTTTAATTGTACTTCTAATATTCTTTCTTCAAACTCATACTTACCTGTTGCTTTGAACATCAATACTGATCGCTCTATTGCCTGCCAGTAATCTTTTTCTTGTGTGTGAATTTTCATACATGCTGTTCTTCGGGATCTGCCGTAACGTTTTTCATCTGATATACATCTTTTACAAGTTTTCTTTACGGTCTTTAAATCTGAATTAGGATCAAGCATTTCTTTACGTATATTATTCATATACGTGCTATCACGCATCCATTCTTGTAGTGTAGTATTGTTTACATTATGATTAGGCAAACCATTTTCACCATCTGCCTCTGCACCAAAACAACAGGCTGCATAGTTACCACTTATCTCTAAATAAACTTGATTAAAAGGTATATCACAAAAAAATATTTCTTGGTCTTTTGCTTGTTGACCTATTGTACCTTTATCAACAACAAAAGGATTGTACGCCCAACTATCTCGGTCTAACTGATCTTTAAACCACAAAGATGTATCAATTTGACCAGGCGCAGAATTGTCACCTGGACCACCTTTTGTCATATAATCAGGTAATTCTAAATCTAATTCTCTTTCTTTACACTTCATCTAAAACTTTGCCAGTCCATTTCTCTCTCTTACAAGATCAATATAACGCCACAACCTTTCTTCTCGTATAACGTTATACATTACCGATGTAGCAGCCATCATTCTTTCAACTTGATTTACGCCTGGTAACTCATAATCAGCACACATTGGTAAATAAATTTGTGTACGATATCCTCTTTTTGCCCAATGTATTGCTGAATATGGTTTTGATCTTAAAACACAACCTGCTAAATTTGTACCACCTAAAATTACATTGTTTATTCTATAGTTTCTGTTTTTAAATATATTTTCTATTTCTTCTATACTTGGTGCTGGTTCTCTATCAGGATCAATTACATCCCAATTATGTACACCTTCAATATCAACTATTCGTTTTAATTCACGCAGTTTATTAGGGCCACGCTCTGTAGTATGTTCACCTTTCAAATGATTTGATACAATATTATATTGGAATTGTTGTTCATTTAAAAAATACATTAATTCAGAATATCTTAAATTGTTTGTGTGATCGTCACCTAGTATAGGATGACCATGAAAATCAATTAATAAGATTAGTGTTTTGTTTTGTATTATCGCCATACTACAATTTTTTCTTTTTCAGGTTTTTTATCTCTTGCTCTATTTGCTGGGTGCATAAATTCTCGTCTGCTTTGTTTACTATAACCTAAACTGCATAGTAAGAGAACAGGATATTTTACCCAAGGTATATCTTCCCAATCTCTATTCCATGTTTTTGTATAATACGGAAAACATAGTAGAGTTGCTGTATCAAGTCCTTGTTCTAAGCAAAGGTTAGTAAGATTTGATGTAAACCAGCCTATTTCAGTACACGTTGTTCTTACCATTTCTTCTATATATTCTTCGTGCATTTGTTCAAAGAAATCACCTCTATCAATACAATCTGCATAAAATTTATTAGGTTCACATATTCTTTGTGTAAACACACACACATATGGTGCTGTCCTAATATGTAAAAATGTTGCGTTAGTACCATCTTCTTCCCACGTTTTGAATTTATCTGAATGGTGTATAGGTACCCTGGCTTCATTTGTTTTTTTTTTATTAAGCATACATTTTTTAGTGATAGATTCTTTTTCACTTACATGCTCAGGCCCTAACACGTTAACATGATATGGCATAAAGTTATTTTTTGATGGTGTTACTTTCCATGCTTTATACAACAAGTCGTCTATCTGTTCTTTAGGTGGAGTTTTTTCTGTATCAAATTTATGTATGTGTCTTCTTTTATTTAAAAGTTCATAAGCATCCATGTTAATCCTTTTTGTAATATGGTTCTAGTTCAGGAAAAACATCAAACAAATGTGTTTCCCATTTAGTACCTTTGTAATATTTATCGTTCATCAAAAGATAGTCTAACGTGTCCTGATAATCTAGGCCATCGTTGCTTTCTTCTAGTAGTTGTTGTATATCAGGAAAACCTTTATACTTTGGTATAAGTTTCTTTTTTATTTCGTCAGGTAATACATTAGCACATAACTTTTTAGGATTTCTTATATTAGACCAATTGATTTGTTTGAACAATGTTTTATTTTTATCTATCCATTCTATTAATTCGTAAAATCTTAATACACTTAAAAATGATATTGCACCATTTATATTAACTGTTACGTTAGGAAACTTTTTAACTTCTTTTATATTGTTTACTACATCTTGCCAGTCTGTTCTACGTCTTATATACTCAACTGATTTACCTATACCATCTAACGATACTGTAAACTCAAATTGCATAAACTTAGGAATATAATCTAGTAGTCTTAATTTTTCCATTGATAGTACTGACATGTTAGTTTGATATTTTACAAACATTTTATCAGCATGACCTGTTTTACATATCTTATCTAATAACATGTAAAAGTCTTTCATAACTAATGGTTCACCACCTATAAATTTTAAATTGTAAATGTATGGGGCCAACTCAACTATCTGATCTACAACGTTTTTTAACTTTTCACCTTTTACTAATTCTATAGGTGCCTTTGCATAATCAGAAAAAACATTTTCACCTTTTACTTCTTCCGAGTGTATAGATTTTAATCGTGTAGTAGAGTCGTAAGGTATACACATATAACAATCAAGGTTGCATTTGTTACCAAATGCCTTTACTTGTATCTCAAATATTCTGTCCTGAAATACACCTTTGTTTCTTCTTTTAAAATACTCTACTGCATTTCTTATACCAGGCCATATTGCGTGATCGTTTGTTTGTATTTTAAGAGAAGCTTGTCGCCTTGATCTGCCATAGTTTTTTTCCTGAAACATACATTGTTTACACCATTTTTTTGCAAGTTCTAATTTAGAACCTGGTGTAACCATTTCTTTACGTAAATCATTTAAATTTTTATTATCTTCAAAGTATCTACGAATAGGTACGTCTTTTATATTAGGATTGAAACCTTCAGCAGCCCATGAGCATGGTGCATATTCGCCTCTAGTTGTAGTGTAGACCATTGTGAAAGGAGCACTACAAAACCATATGTCGTTATTTCTGATTTGATCTTCTAGTATATCTACTTTTTTAAACCATTGACTCATGTCAACAGTACCATCACCAAGGTACTTGTCACCAGGACCACCTTTGGTCATCAATTTGTTTAAATGTGGATTCCTATCTCTAGGTCTTATAAGAACAGTCATAATATAATTTATAATAAAATTAAGTAGTTGTTTCTAGTGTGCCACTCCCACTAACATTAGCAAACTCATAAAGTTTGTATTGAAATGTAACACTTGCTGTTAAGTAATTTACATCTGTTGCTTGTTGATTGTAATCTAAACCAGATAATGA